CCAACGGCATCCTCGTCCATAACTGCGATGAGCTAGCCGCTTGGACGCAGGGCGAGGAGACGTGGGACATGGCCATGATGGGCCTGCGCCTCGGTCCCCACCCGCGGGTCGTGTGGACCACGACGCCCAAGCCCAAGGATTTGGTGCGCAAGCTCGTTGAGCCGAAGACCGGCCGCGTCATTACGTCGGGATCGACCTACGAGAACAAGGCCAACCTGCCAGACAGCTTCTTCAAGCAGCTTGTGCAGTACGAGGGCACCCAGCTTGGCCGCCAAGAGCTGAACGGCGAACTGATCGACGCCGAAGAGGGCGGCATCATCCAGCGCAGTTGGCTCAAGCTGTGGCCCGCCGAGAAGCCGCTTCCGGCGCTGGAGTGGATCATCATGTCGATGGACACAGCCTTCACCGAGAAGACCATCAACAAGCGCACCCACGACGCGGACGACAGCGCCTGCACGGTCTGGGGCGTGTTCCAGCACGACGACCGTAGGAACGTCATGCTGCTCGACTGTTGGGCTGAGCAGTACGGCATGCCGGACCTGATCAAGCGGGTCAAGAAGGAGTTGAACGTTGCCTACGGTGACGACGAGGACAGGGCGCTCATCAAGCCGCTCATCGGACCGAGCAAGATGGCCTCGTCTGGGCGCAAGCCGGATATCCTGCTGCTCGAGGACAAGGGCAGCGGCATCAGCCTGCGCCAGATGCTCGAGCGCGAGGGCATCACGGCCTACGCCTACAACCCCGGCCGCGCGGACAAGCTGACGCGTCTGCACATGGTCAGCCACATCTTTGCCCGGGGTCAGGTGTGGCTACCCGAGAGCGAGAAGCACAAGGGTCGGCCCAAGTCGTGGATCGAGCCGATGATCGCGCAACTGTGCTCGTTCACAGGGCCGAAAAGCATCAAGCACGACGACTATGTTGACGCGGTTTCTCAGGCCTTGCGGCTCTGCATGGACAAGAACCTGCTTTCTGATGTAAAACAGGTTAAACGTCGCGAGCAGGAAGCACCCCCGCCTCCTCGTGTAGCAGCCAACCCGTACACCGCTTAAGGTAAAATCCCATGGATGATGAAGAACTGCCCGAAGGTGAAACGGTTGAGTTCGATCCCGGCGAGGACACGTCGGCCGTTGAGGACACCGAAGACGGCGGTGCTATCGTCACGTTTGAAGAAGACGACGCCAAGCCCGGAGACAGCGAGTTCCTCGTCAACCTTGCCGAAGAGCTAGCCGAAGACGAGCTTCAGAAGCTGTCCTCCGACTACGTCGAGCTGATCGGTCGGGACAAGGAGGCGCGTAAGAAGCGCGACGAGCAGTACGAAGAAGGCATCCGGCGCACGGGCCTAGGGGACGACGCACCGGGCGGTGCGCAGTTCCAAGGCGCATCGCGCGTCGTGCATCCGATGTTGACCGAAGTGTGCGTGGACTTCTCCAGCCGCGCCATCAAGGAGCTGTTCCCACCGAACGGCCCGGTCAAGACTAAAATCCTTGGCAGCATGACCAAGGCGCGCGTGGAGAAGGCTGAGCGCAAGGCCGACTTTATGAACTGGCAGCTTACGACGCAGAGCCAGAGCTTCCGCGCTGAGTTGGAGCAACTGCTCACGCAGGTGCCGCTTGGCGGCGCGCAGTACATGAAGGTAACGTGGAACGAGGCAAAGAACCGCCCAGAGTTTCTGTTCGTCGCCATCGACGAGATGCTGCTGCCGTTTGCGGCCACGAACTTCTACAGCGCCCAGCGCAAGACCCACGTCCAGTACCTCACCACGCTCGACTACGACCAGCGCGTCAAGTCTGGCATGTACCGCGACGTAGACATCGTGGTCACCTCGTCGGACATCGACCTGTCGAAGGCGGCTATCGCCAACGACAAGATCGAAGGGCGCGAGGACGACGCGTTCAACAGCGACGGCCTGCGCACGGTCTACGAGATTTATACCTTCCTCGACATCGAAGACGACACCGACGGCCCTGCCCCCTACATCCTGACTATCGACAAATCGACCGGCAAGGTCTTGTCGATATACCGAAACTGGGATGAGGAAGACGCAGCCCGCGAAGAGCTTCAGTGGATCGTCGAGTTCCCGTTTGTACCGTGGCGCGGGGCATACCCCATCGGCATCGTGCACATGATCGGTGGCATCTCGGCGGCTGCCACGGGCGCACTGCGCGCGTTGATGGACAGCGCCCATATCAACAACAGCCAGACCATGATCAAGCTGAAAAGCCAGATGGGTGGCCAGAGCTTGAACATCCAGCCGACGCAGGTTGAGGAGATCGAAGGCGGTCTCAACGTCGATGACGTGCGTAAGCTGGCCATGCCGCTGCCGTTTAACCAGCCCAGCGCCGTGCTGTTCCAACTTCTGGGCTTCTTGGTCGATAGCGCCAAGGGCGTCGTGCGCACCACGCTCGACGACGTGGCCGACACCAACGCCAACGCGCCTGTCGGCACGACCCTAGCCAAGATCGAGCAGGGAATGGTCGTGTTCAACGCCATTCACTCCCGTCTGCACAACAGCATGGAGCGCTTGATGCGCATCCAACACCGTCTGAACGGCATGTATCTCGAAGATGCAGCCGAAAAGGCGGAAATTGGCGAAGAAATTGCGGTTCGCAAGGACTTCGACGGCCCGCTGGACATCGTTCCGGTCTCTGACCCCAACATTTTCAGTGAAGCACAGCGTTTTGCGCAGGTTCAGGCCGTTGCGCAACGCGCTCAGCTCGTTCCGCAGCTCTACGATGCCCGCAAAGTCGAACAGCGCATTCTTGCCACGCTGAAAATCCCCGATGCTGAGAGCCTTTTAGCTCCAAGCGTCGCCGGAAGAGAAAAACCCTATCGAAGAGAACGTGCTGGCCACTTTAGGCCAAGCCATTCAGGTTTTTCCCGAGCAAGACCACATCGCGCACCTCAAAGCGCACCTTGCCTACATGACAAGCCCTGCGCTTGGGGCCAGTGAGCTTATGGCACCGGTCTTCACGCCGATTATGATCAACCACTTCAAAGAGCACATGGCTCTGTGGTACGCCACTGAGGTCAAGAACCTCATCAAGGGCTACACCGGCGAGAGCTATGCTGATTTGGTGAAGAGTACCAAGACGCCAGAAGCCAAACGCGCCATGGACGCGGCCTTGGCCGAAGCCTCCATGTCCGTTGTTCAAGGGGCGCAAGACGCTTTTGCTATCCTGCCGCCGATCATCAAGCAGGCGCAGGAAATGATGCAGAAGCTGGCTGGTCCAGCGCAGCAGGACCCCTCAGCCGCCGCAGCCATGGCCGACATCCAGATGCGCGGCCAGATCGCCGAGAAGAAGTTGGCTCTGGACACCCAGAAGCTTCAGCTTCAGGGCCAAGAGAAGCAGCAAGACACCCAAGCGCGTCAGGCAGAGCTTCAGGCCGCCCAGCAGGCCGAAATGCAGCAGGAGCAGATGCAACAGCAGGCAGAGATGCAGCGCGTACAGGCCGAAAACCAAGCGCGCACAGCCATGAACGACGCCGACAACAAGACGGCGATGGACTTGGCTCTGCTAGACCTAGCAAACGGCGACAACACGCCGAGTGCCGCGCTTAACCCCAACCCCCAGTCATAGGATTTGAAACATGGCTAAGTCTCCTAGCACTTCGGCCCCTAGCGGCCCAATCAAGCAGCACAAGCGCATGGCCATGGGCATGCCCGTCAACCAAGGCCCAGACAAGGGCAAGAAGACCTCTAAGTGAGGGTTGATATCCTAATTAAGCGCCTCAACGACGAGCAAGCATCGCTCGCCCGCGAGGCGCTTACCCGCCCACAGGGCAAAGACGGTTACGACTACGGCCGTGTGGTGGGGATGTACGCCGGTCTTGAGCAGGCTAAGAACCTGATCAACGCCATCCTTGAAGAGCAAGAGACTAGAAACTCTAACATCTAAGCGCATGGGAGCAACACATGCAGGAAATTACCAATAAGATCGACTTCTCCTACGACAGCCTCGACGAGGCGTTTCCCGCCGCTGATCCGGGCGTCATGCCCTTCGGATCGCGCGTCTTGGTCCAAATCCGTACCCCAAAGAAGAAGACGAAGGGTGGCATCATCCTGACTTCTGACGTGCGAGAGACCGAGCACTACAACACGCAGGTCGCCAAGGTTATTTCCATTGGCAGCCTAGCCTTTAAGAACCGCAACACCATGGAGCCATGGCCTGAAGGCTCGTGGTGCGCCGTGGGAGAGTATGTCCGCGTGCCGCGCTACGGCGGCGACCGTTGGTCTGTGAAGACCGACGACGGCGAGGACGACGCAATCTTGGTCATTTTCAATGACCTCGATCTGGTGGGCAAGGTCACGGGCGATCCGATGGCCGTGAAAGCCTTCCTGTAACCGCATTGCTGCCAATAGAAAGGAAGAGCGATGTCTGAACGCACACAAGACGATGATGAAGAGCTAATCATCGTAGAAACGGAAACCCTCCCCGGGTCAGACGGCTACGAAGCCCCTGAGAAGGCCGAGGACAGCCGTTCGTCCGACGAGGACGATGATGACGGCGAAGAGGACGAAGGCGACAAGCGCCTTGCGGAGAGCGAGGACGACCCTGACGGCGACACCTCCCTCAATCGCAAGAAACGCACCAAGCGTCGTCAGGTCCAGCGCATGGCCAAAGAGGCCGCCCAAGCTGAGCTTCGTATTCTGCGCGAGCAGAACCACGACCTCATCCGGCGGCTGACCGCGGTCGAGAGCAACACGCTGAGCCAGAACGAAAGCGCGTTGGAACAGAAGCTCGCTGAAACCGAGCGGGAAATCCAACAGGCTGAGCTGATCATCGCTCGGGCTATCGAAGCCGGTAACGGCGACGACGTGGCCATGGCTATGCGCCTTCGGGACGATGCCAAGGCGCGGAGCATGCAGTTTGAGGCCGCTAAGTCTCAAGTCAGCAATGTTCGGGAACAGCATTACCGCGCGGCTTCTGCCCCCGCAACCAACCCACAAGCAGCAGCTTTGGCTAAGCAGTGGATGGACGCCAACCCGTGGTACGACAATAGCGGTCGTGACGAGAACAGCGCTCTTGCCAATATGCTCGACAGCCAACTAACGCGGGAAGGCTACAATCCTACAGATGTAGGATATTACCAAGAGTTAACTAAAAGGCTCAATCGGCGGTTTGGCAACACTGAGGCCCCGGCATCTCGTGACGGTGATGACGACGATGACCGGCCGCGCAGAAAGGCACCACCGATGGGGAATACCCGCGAACACGCACCTTCTACCACCAAAAAAGAAGTGTACGTGACACCAGAACGAAAACAAGCTATGATCGAGGCAGGCTATTGGGATGATCCCGTAAAAAGGACCCAAATGCTTAAGACGTATCAGGCTTACGACCGCAATTCGGCTCGCTAAAAGGAGTGATGCCATGGAAGTAGATGAACGCCTGAAAAAGGAACTTGGTGTAGTGGGTCGGCGATCCCGCGCGATGGATGACAGGAGTGTCACCGAAGACCGCGAGATGACCGATGACGACCGGCTCGAAATGTTCCGTATGCAACAATTTTCCGATGCACTACCAGACCTGCCGGTTATCCCCGGATATCATATGTGCTGGTTGTCCACGACTAACGGCAGCGACCCAATCGCTCGTCGCGTGCGCCTAGGATACACCCCGGTTCGTTCCGAGGACATCCCCGGCTTTGAGTACGCTTCGCAGAAGACTGGAGAGTGGGCTGGATGTGTGGGCATCAACGAGATGCTAGCGTTTAAGCTGCCCTTGAGCCTCTACGAGAAGTTCATGCAGGAAGCTCACCATAATGCACCCGCCCGAGAGGAGGGTAAATTGGCCGACACGGCCGATTTCCTCCGTGACCAACTAAAGGCCAAGGGAAGCGCGATATTCGAAGATGAGGGTATGGCTGAATTGCATCAGCAAGCACCCGCCCGCGGTCGTTTTGACTAAGGGCTTTCGATTAACGTCTTACAAAGGGTAAGCAAAAATGTCTGCGACTTCAGCTCCTTTTGGCTTGCGCGCAGTCTATTCGCCATCGGGTGTGGTTCGTCCACAAGCGATGACGATTTTGACTGGCTACGCAGTCAACATCCTACAGAACCAGCCCGTCAAGATCGGCACCAACGGTACTGTCGAAGCAGCCGCCATTGGCGACCGTTTCATCGGCACCTTCTGCGGCGTCGAGTTCACTGACACGGATGGCCGTCGTCGTGTGTCCAACAAGTGGACCGCAAGTTTGGCAGCCACGGATATCATCGCCTACGTCACTCTTGACCCAACGATGGTGTACGAAATCCAGTCCAACGCGGCTCTCAATGTGGCTAACATTGGCGAGCAGTTTGACTTCACCACTATCTCCGCAGGTTCTACGACCACTGGTCTGAGCCAACTGATGCTTGACGTGTCCTCTTCGACCACCAACGCATCTCTCCGTCTGATCGGCATCACTCCGGGTCCGGATAACAACTTCGGCGACACCTACGTCATCGCCCAAGTTCAAATCTCCGAGCACCAGAATGTTGCTGATCGCGCAGCCTACTAAGGAGGGCTTAAACTATGGCTAATCCAATGCGTAGTACAGACTTCCGCTCTATCGTTGAGCCCATCATGAACAAAGAGTTCGATGGTATCTACGATCAACGCGCTGATGAGTGGAAGGCTATTTTCGACGAGTTCACCGGCACCCCACGGAACTACCACGAAGAACCCGTTCTGTACGGGTTCGGTGCGGCTCCTGAGCTGCCAGATGGCATGCCTGTCACCTACCAGTCCGGTGGCGTGCTGTTCATCAATCGCTACGTCTACAAGGTCTACGGTCTGGCATTCGCCCTGACCAAGGTCCTTGTGGAAGATGGTGACCACATCCGTATCGGTCAGACCTACGCCAAGCACTTGGCGCAGTCGATGATTGAAACGAAGGAAACCCTCACCGCCAACGTCCTCAACCGCGCCTTCAACGGCTCGTATGTCGGCGGCGACGGCGTGGCTCTAAACGTCAACAACCACCCCATCGTCAACGGCACGTTCTCGAACGTCCTGACGACCGCTGCCAACCTGTCGCAGACTTCGCTTGAGCAAATGCTCATCCAAATCCGCAACGCGGTTGACAACAACGGCAAGCGTATCCGCCTCACTCCGACGCAGATCGTTACCGGCCCATCTAACGTCTTCCAAGCTGAAGTGTTGCTGAAGTCCGTCCTGCGCTCAGGTACGGCCAACAACGACATCAACCCTGTGAAGTCGATGGGTATGCTGGACAAGGGTCAAGCCAACATGTCACGTATCACTTCAAACACCGCTTGGTGGGTGCAGACCGATGCGTCGAACGGCTTGAAGCTGGCTAAGCGTCGTGGGCTTGAAAAGAGCATGGAAGGTGACTTTGAAACCGACTCCATGCGCTATAAGAGCACTGAGCGTTATGCAGTGGGCTGGACTGACCCCCGTGGCATCTACGGAACTCCGGGTCTGTAATTGAGGTTGGGGCCGAGGGTGAAAGCTCTCGGCCCCATCTCTGAAAGGGAACACTATGGCTCAAACTAACTTCACCGGACCTCTCGCCACTGGCGACAGGGCTCCCGGCGTCACCAACCCAAACATCGGCTTGGTCTACCTGTCTCAGACCTTCTTGGTTACTTTCGATGCCACGCTGGTTCAAAGCAACTCAATCAACCTTCCTGCAAGCTCGCAGATCGTTGAAATCTACGCCGACGTTCTAACCGCATACAACAGCGCCACCTCGGCGACGCTGACCATCGGCTCGGCTGCCGCTGGCACCCAGTATGTGACCTCAGTCAATGCTAAGACGGGCGGTCGTAACTCCACGACCCACACCGCCGCGCAATGCACTGCCATGGCCAACATTACCACCAACACCGCCTTGTTCGGTACGGTGACCTCAGTCGGCCAGCCTACTGTCGGTCAGGTTCGCGTGACCGTCCAGTACGTCCAGACGACCTCTCAAGACTAAGATTAGGCCGCTCGGGAGACTGGGCGGCCTAATGCCTTTCGCGCGGGTATGTAATGCGCTACACTAGGGTCCAAGACCCGCTTTGAAAAGGATGCGCCCATGCGCCCCGTAGTTCTCTCGGTGACCGGCGTCGGCTCCTCGGCGGTCGATCCCTTGGACCACTATCTAAAACCATTCAACGTGGCTCTATCCGTGCGTGTCACGGGCACCATCACGTACACCGTCCAGTACACCTATGACGACGTGTTTGCGGTAGGCTACACGCCAGCGTCAGGCAACTGGGTTAATCACCCATCTCTTACAACGCAGACGACAACCCTAGACAGCAACATTGCGTATCCCGTTCGAGCCGTTCGCCTGACCACCTCGGCAGGCACTGGCACGGCTACGCTGACCGTTATTCAAGCCGGTGGGGGCAGCTAATGATCTCAACAAACATCGACGGGTCAATTCCCGGTTCAAACGCGCTGGCCGACGTGCTGGCGCTGATCGCCAACCCCACGGCATACGCCGCCAAGCTGGCTGAGCTTCAGGCCGCCACGGACGAACACAAGAAGTTCGTGGCCCTGATTGGCCCAGCCTCTGAGATTGAGAAGCTGCGCTCTGATGCGTCTCTTGATCGCGAGAACGCGGCGGCGGCCACGGCATTTGCCAAGAACTTCTCCGCAACCACCATGGGCGAGGCTAGGGCTGAGGCTGCGGATATCGTCGCCAAGGCTAGGGACAAGGCCGCTGACATCATCGCCGACACCAAGGCCGCGAACGCTGAAGCCAAGAAGCTCAAGGCGTCTTTGGCTGAGGCCCTTGAGGATGCTAAGGCTGTTAAGGTTGAGGCAGACGCGAAGCTTGCCGAGGCCATTACTGCCGCAGCAGAGGCAAGCGCCCAAGCCGAAGCTTTAGCCAAGGCCGAGGCCGATCTGGCCGCCGAAAAAGAAGCTATTGCGGCTCGTCATAAGCAGTTCATCGAAAGCCTCTAGGCCGTGTCCGGCGTCGTTGACTTCCGTATACAGCTAGAGGACGCCTCCGCTAACAGCATTGGTGTCTCTGGCAACCCGCTTTTTACCTCGGGCGGTGGCGGTAGTGGTTCCCTTTTAGACCCATACGCCCTAAACGATCTGGACGGCACCGACCCGCTCTACATCGGCAAGGCTACATCCAGCGGCGTGTGGCTCGTCCAGAAATACTCCACAGCGGCGGGAACAATGCGCTACGCCAATATCTCTAACAACGCAGGATACGCCTCCTACGCCTCCGCGTGGGCCGCACGGGCCACTCTAACCTATGGGCTGTTCCAAACGCTTACGGGCGTGTAAGATGGCTGCGATTTTCGGCATAAGGAGCCATCATGGCAAAGTCAGTCGCCACTTGTAACAGTTTGCTCAAGCTGCTCTTCAATGCCACCGCTTGGGCAGGCATTGCGGATAACGCTGCGTCAGCGCCATACACCAACCTGTACCTCAGCCTTCACACGGCTGACCCCGGCACGGGCAACAGTCAGAACACCAACGAGACCGGATACACCAACTACGCCCGCGTCGCAGTCGTGCGGACCAATGTGGGCTGGACTGTCGCCACCAACACGGCGGTAAACGCGGCTCTGGTTCAGTTTCCGCAGTGCGGCGCTTCGGGTGCTACGCTTACTCACGTCGCCATTGGCACCAACCCTACAGGCGTTGGTAACGTGCTCTATGCGGGTCCGTTGAATAGCTCACTGGCCGTGGCATCGGGCATCCAGCCACAGTTTAACGCTTCGGCCCTCACAGTGACGGAAACCTAAGCATGACCCAGCCAAATCTAGCTAATGGCGACGAGCCTCTGTATTCATGCGTTGAGTGCGATGGCCCAGTGTTTCTGGTCGATAGTGTTGTCTACAAGCCTTGCGGCCACACGGCGGCTGCGGTGCTAGCAAATCTGACGGCGATATTACGCGGCACGTCAGAGGTGAAATAGTGGCGATCAGATCCTACAAAGATTTGGTGGACGCGGAGGAAAACGGACAAACCTTTATCGGTGCGTTCCGCAAGAACTTCACGGCGACGTCTGGTCAGGGCGCGTGGTTTGATACCACGCTCACCCCCGGCAATCCTATTCCATTCTATTACGCTTCGTCACCTCTGATAGGCTTGCCCATGAGCCAATCGGTTATTGGCGGCATTCCCCATAATCAGCCTGTCGCTAGCTTGGGGTATAAGACGTATTTGAAAACGCTTACAGTAACTCCAGTGGCAACCAACGGTAAAATTGACGGCCCAATGATCCTGATGGATTACTTGTTTTATTATCCGTTCATAGACACAGGCACCACCGACGAGCAATATTTGTTTCAGAATGATGATCTGCCTCGATACCCTACGGGTCAGGGCGTCAGCGTCATGGCCGTTCAAATGGCGGGTTTGCTTGGCACTGGCAACCCGACCTTCCGTTTCACCTACATGAACCAAAACGAAATCCCAAAAACAAGCCCAACACAGACATGTGGGTCGGCCTCAATCGTTGGTGAATTGGCGACGGGCAACAACAGCTTTGTGGCGCAGGCCAATAGCAACTACCCCTTCCTGACATTGGCACCGGGGGATACGGGAGTGCGCCGTATTTTGTCAGTGACATTTGATGCGCCTGATATCGGGCTATTGGCGTTTGTGCTGGTAAAACCTTTAGAGCAAATCAATCTGCGCGAAATTGGAACGACCGCAGAGCGAACGCCAGTAACAGATTTTCTAGACCTACCTGTCATTCAAGATGACGCCTATTTGTCCATGCTGGTGAACAGCGGCCAAAACGGCATCACGGCGGGTAGTTTTATCGCAACCATTCAAACAATTTGGGGATAACTCATGGCTCTTCAGTCAATGGATCAAATTATCGCGGCTTTAACTGCGGGGCAGTTTAACCGCACCGATTGGAACAAAAACGCCTTACCAGTTACCGCACAGGTTGCAGGCCAGTGGTTCGATCTGAGCACGGGCGCTGGCAATCCGTTTCAGAACTCGACGCATGGATCGACGACGAACCTAGCGTTTCAAGCGCTGTCTGACACAACGTCAATCGGTGCCACGACGGCGGCTCTAGGCGGCTCGATCTCCGGCACGGTGTTTACCGACACGACCCACGGCACAAACCGTTTTACAATCGGTATGCTGCTCTCAGGCACGGGCGTCACGGCGGGAACATTCATCACCTCGCTGGGTACGGGTACGGGTGCCAACAACGGCGGCACATATAACGTCAATATTTCTCAGACCGTGACCGCGCAGTCGATCACTGGCACGGCAACCCCCAACGGTCTCTATACAGGCGGTGCCGTCGCGCCATCCATTAAGAACGTCTTGAACGTCTCGGCCTACTCTGGTGCGGCTACGAGTGCTCCAGCCGTAATGATGCTGGTCGATCAGGTTGCGATGTTCACCGTGTCGTCAGTGACCACCACAGGCGCTCAGTCGTTCACGGGTACGCAAACCCTGCCGCGTTACGCCACAGGCGCTGGCCTACAGGCATTTATCGTGCCCTCGGTCGTCATGGGCGCGGGTACGCCAACTATCCAGTTAGGTTACACTAACGCGGCGGGCACGTCGGGCCGCTTGACCCCCGCAAGTCCATTGTTGCCTACGGCCAACACGGCATCACCTGTTGGGGCGCTGGTCCATACCGGAACGGGTGCGGGTAAGTACGGTCCATTCATGCCGCTGGCATCGGGCGATACGGGCATTCGGTCCATTCAGACTATCAGCCTATCTGCCACGATGACTTCGGGTTCGCTTGTTGTCATTCTTGCTAAACCAATCTTTACGCTGCCAATCACGACTATTGGCGTGGCATCCGAGCGCGATTTGGTCAATCAACTTCCATCAATGCCTCGCATTTTTGACGGTGCCAATCTGCAATGGCTGATGTACGCGGGCGCAGCAACCCCAATCAACACGGCTTTTTACGGCTCTCTTGACGTAGCGTGGGGCTAAGATGCTTGTAGGGAATTACTCTAATTTCAACAAACTTCCGTTAAGGTTTAGCGGAGGCGGATCGGCTATAAATGCCATACAATCCGGAAATCAGAGTAATTTTGTTCAATCCGGTCGCCGCCGCAGCCGGATGATGCAAGACGAAACAACCACGGCGCTGACACTATACGCGCTGCCAAATGGCAGTTATCCAACCCTGTCGTTCTTCATCCCACAAAAAGCAGGGAGTATCGGGTCAAGCAATCAGATTTACGGCAACGGGGTATCTGAGGGTAATCTAGCGGGCGGCTTGCCTACCGACGCGAACCTAGAGGGCGCGGGCGATATCACCAACGGCAACCTGACGCTTATTGCCCAGCTTATCGCGTCCATCACGGGCGCGGGCGACGTCACGCCGCCACCTACACTGGTCGGCAAGCTAGAACTGATCAGCAATAACCTGACGGGTTCTGGCGCGGTTGCAGCGACGCTTACGGCGTTTGCGTCTGTCCAAGCTGCGCTATCGGGCGCGGGATCACTATCCTTGGTTCCATACGCCACAGGGCGGCTTGAGGCAGACATTACCGGCCAATCTATCCTATCTCCCGAAAGCCTGGCTTCGGCTGTCTGGAGCGCATTGGCCGCGCAGTTTAACGACAACGGAACAATGGGCCAGAAGCTGAATTCGGCGGCTGATTACGCAAGCCTAGCCGCAGCGATTGTCGCAGCCATGAACGCCTCACCGCCTGACGTCAACATCGCAAGGATCAACGGTCTGGACGTCGACGGATCGGGAACGGAGGCTAATCCGTGGGGACCAGTATAGACTGGGGCAAATCGTTCGGCGGTGCCTGGGGCGCATCGTTCGGGCTGCTAGCAGAACCGGCTGACGTTGGTGGTGGTGGGCCTGGCGGCAATAAGGGCTGGGCTAATGAGCGGGCTAGGCTCGAAGCTAGGTTCGCCCTACCCCAAGAAATCGAGGCCGCACGGGCTGTCCTGGCTGATTCAGATCGACCGGCGGTTAAACGCGCCGCCAAGAAAATTTACGATTACAGCCAAGACCTGATTGCGATCGGCACATTAGAGCGTGAGCTGGGCAGGCTCGACCGAGAGATTACAACACGTCAGAACCTAAGCGAGGATATACAATCGGCGGCGGCTATCATGCGCCAGTACCTTCAGGACGAGCAGGACGCGCTGGATCTGCTCCTCCTCACGACCGAGCAAGACGCCACCGAACTGTTAGCGGCTATCGGGATTTTGACGTAACGCAGAGATTGTCGTATGGTACGACATGGCTTCCATCCAGCCGCACCGGATGA